ATAGTTTTATATTCTAATGGTTAAGATTTATCTCATCCTTTGTACTACTCTCTGAACACCTTGAAACGATGACCACTTTGGTCTCCCTTCTGAACTGCTGGATTTCATTTCGGAAGGGATATTTTTCAGCTGCAGTTCCCTCGCCACGCTTTGTTATGTGCCAGTACATCTTTCTTCGTCTGGCGGTCCATAACCTCGATGTCGTGATCAGTCAGGTAGATTGGCTTCACCCAGTCACATGCAGTATCAACCACCACCGGGACGCTTCCACGATTCACGCAGCTCGCGATTAACATCGTCATCAGGCATGCGGTTAACACTCTGCTGTACATTACTGGCCTCTTTAATGGCTTCTACCCGGCGTTCTGCTACTGCCTCTTTGGCGGAAGCCTTATCTTCCGTTCGCTGCTGATCGGCTTTGGCTTCTGCTTTGCTGGTGCCGCGTGAATGACCGATACCGAAAGCAGCTGCGATAGCACCAATTACAGCAACCGCGATGGTTATAACTAACTGAACTGTTCCCATATCAACCTCACACTAATGCGATTTTGGCTTTCCCGAAACGAGTCCTACGGTCTTCAAGTCCGTTCGTGCCGCCATTGATAATCTTTGTCACCTGAACCAGGTCGCCGGAATGCTTCAGGCATCCCTTAGTAGCGAAAAACCACGCCGCGCTTCTGGCGGCGTAAACGTCTTCAGCCAGCAACTCTGGCTGCTTAACCAGATCCACCTTCAGGCCGTTGCCACAATCACGATAATTGTTCAGACCCGTAATCTGGATAAGACCGCGACCACGGTATAACCAGCCATCGCCGGGGGCATTGTTCCCCATGCGTTTGCTATATACCAGGTTCGCAATGGCACGCTGACGCTCAATCGGTAGAGTACGCTCTTCAGAACGACGGCCAAGTGAGTTAGCCTGGTCAGCAGTGAGGCGTCCTGCGCGGATGAAGTTAATGAGGCCCGCGATGCGATAGTTGAAACTCTCCACCAGCAATGTGAAACCAGCTGATTCATGCCCTACTTGAGCAATAAACATCGCCTGGTCTACAGGATTGGTGATCTCGAACTCTTTCATCGCGCCAGAGATTGCCTGAAACCAACGCGTAGCTAACTCGGCGCTGATATTAGCCGCCTGTTGAAATTTTTTTAGATTCATAAGAACACTCTGTGCACAACCGCCAGAATTAATAGGTTAAAAAAAGTACAAAAAGGATGCAATAAAATGTGACCTAGATCACAATCCACCTCAAATAATGACCTGCGCCTTTACTGGCTTTAAAGAGTTGAAGTGATGTCGCTTCAGCTCTTTTTTTTAATCCATTATTGGTTTTAGTAATCTTGCCAGATTACCGCGAGCCCAAAGCACGGCGGCGCAAATCAGGACGTTCACCAGTACCACAAACCAGTGTGATTCATGGTACAGGCCGAACAGGTAACGAAAAGGGACGCTGGCGTATACCAGCACAGTGAAATAAGCCATCAGTGATATCAGAGGGCGATGTCTCGCCCCACCGCGCTGGTAGAACATTAGAGCAACGACGATCACTCCACTGATAAGAGCATTCGCCACCGCACTCGGATCACTTGTTACCATTGCTGGTCCCTCCTCCGCGTAAGCGAGAAAGAATTCCAAACAGGCTGCCCAAATCCTGACTGTTGACGAACGTCAGCAGCTTAATAGCAATAGCGGCTACGATAACCGCCCCCAGCGCATCAAGTGGCCTGTCGCTATAACCCGTCCATTTGGAGAAGTAAGAGCCAAGCAGAGGCGCGCCGATAACGCCAAAGATGAATGATGTGATGAAGTATCCAACCAGCTTAAGCCGGGTGATGTTTACCGCCGTTGCAACATAAAAAACAGCGCCTGCAAATGCACCAAACACCACTCCGTAATCAATGCCGGTTGCCAGGCCAAACATGCTGGCCCCCATCAGACCACCAGCGGCTACCGTAGTGCCAGAAACAGGATCGGACATTAAGACCCCTCGTATTGCTGTGAGTCCTCTCAGAAATGAGGGGAATAAAAAAAGGCCCGCTTATTCAGCAGGCCTAACTAAGTTGGAAAATCTAAGTAGGTAGGTGATTTACCTAGCCATCATCCATTTATCATCTGTGTCGAGCAGAGTCACTTCCCGGTCAGGATATCCATTGAGGGCTTATGGCTTGGTTCACGATTTAAAGATAGCACCAGTTCTGATACACATGAAAAAGAACACAGAATTGCAGGCTAAAATAATTCTGGTGGCATCAACGGCCCGCTTAGAACCTCAGCCTCGCCGTTGTTGCAAAGGTCATCACCCTGCGTCAAATGCCACACCCCTGTGATTTCCTGACCCGTTTCAAGGTCATCGGTCACGTCGTTGGTGTAGTACGCAACCTGCACTCTGCCGGTATGATGTATCCAGTAGAAACCTTCTTCCATAACTCCCGTCTTATTAGTCTCTGTTCCGCCTTATGCGTTCAAGTATGGGTGATTATGGATAAAAGAGATATGTGAGAGAGTTTGTGGCGCCGGGTGCCTCCCGGTGACCTCACCCCGTGTCAGTAAGGCCGCGAGCATATCTGCAATTCACAGTCGACAGGAACGCCCTTTCGCTGAGAAAGGATTCGCCACAGGCATAATTTTGCGTAAATTATTCTCGCCGTCAATCAAGGATACAAACCCACAGATAAGTCTTCCTGCCATCGTCTACGGGAGAGGCTCTGTGATTTAATTGGGCCTAGCTAGATGCGGGGATTAACCCCCCCCCTATTGGCTGCCCCAGAAACAACAAAACCCCGCCTGAGCGAGGTTTTTGAATTTGTCTGATAAGGGCTTCTCAACGCTGCCATCGTGGCGCAGCTCTGCCAAGCATGAATGGATTATTCACTTTTCTGGCCCGTTTTCAACACCTCTTTGAAAATTTTCGACGTGTCCCTCAATGTTTCTCTACTTCGATCTGCCGGCGAACGGCCAGAAACACCTTCGCCTGAAATATCTCAAGGCACCAGCGAACACGCTTACGGGCCTCGCCGTTAGTCAGCCATGGGGCCACGGCCTGAAGCTCTCGGGTGATGTCTGAAATCTTCTTACGAGTGGTGTAAAACTGCAGCCCGACCAGATAAACGGGATCTTGAGAGTCGAAGGTTGCCAGCATTACCTGTTCGATAAAGTCCGAGTCATCGCGGCGCTCGCTATCATCAATCAATTTTGACAGGGTAACAGGCCACAGAATGGCTTTAGCGCGCAGCGCAGCCTGAACCCCACGAAACCCTTCTTCACGGGCTGTAGCCAACGCCTCGGTAATCCGGGAAAGCTGGGTATCCGACCACTCTGATTGCTTTACCTCAGACCAGAACTGGCTGCAGTTCTCCAGCCGATACTGGGCACGAGTTTTCCCTCCAGCAACTTCCCCCCAAACCGTAAGCAACGACTTAATCCATCCAGACTGCACGCCCGTTAATGGTTTGAATTTACCGAGCCAGCTTTTGCGTGGTGCTGCAGCTGCTTTACCTAGAGCCTCTACGTGATTGCGGCGTTGACGTGGTGTCATCTGTAACTCTCCTTACGCCAGAACGCCGAGCGCGTAGGCCCGGTCCAGCAAATTAATAATCAGTGCCGGTTGCGCGCCATACTTGCGCTCAAACTTGCCCGGGTCGTTATGCAGTTCCGTGTGATGAATTCGGCAAAGCGGAATAACTAAAATGTCGTGGGCCTTCGTTGCCATTCCACCCTGCCCCCATCCGATTAAATGATGAGGATCGTCGGCACGCTGGCCGCAGCATGCACATGGCTGTGTTTTAACCCAGGCCAGGTAGTTGGAGTTCTCCCAGCGGATGCGCTTGGGGCGCTTCATAAAGGTCAGCGGTGATTCAGGTTCAACAATGGTCACTACCTCTGGTTTAGGCAGGGGCATCTCAGCAACTCTGTCCGCGATAATGCTGGTGGCCGGTACACTCGGTACGATGTCACTCTCCCGATTGCTCTCTCTTTCCTGAGGTAATCGAAGTGCATTTCTGGCGACAGAATCTGGCAGCTCGCCAAACACCCTTTTGATAACGGCCCACCAGCACAATTCTGCCAGGGAGAGCTGACGTGTCTTATCGAGCAACACCGAACTTCGGATTGTATCCAGAACCCAGTCGATGACGTTCTGGCGTGCCAGTTCTGCCAGCGCCTCGGTATGCTGCTCACGAAGCTGGTTATCACAATGACCGCACAGGCGAATCGCGCCAGGCTGATGCCGCATGATGGTCAATTCGTGATAGTGGTAATCGCTGTGTTCGTTCTGGCAGTGCCCGCCGGCGTGGTTGAGAAGCCAGTAGTCGAGGCCGGAAAGGCCACCAGCGGCCGCAATAACCTTTTTGTTGAGGAAGAACGGGCGAAGCGCTGGCTCACATGCCAGCGGCTGGAGAGCATCAGGAACGCGGCCAGTGGCATAGCTGCTCATGCTCTCGGGCTGGCGCTCCACCAGCACCCTGCCACTGCTGAAAAGGCTCATAAGCTCACTACCCGGCTTAAGCAGAACCACGCCAAGTTCACGGGCAATTACCGGCTTCAGTAATGCCCGCATCAGATGATCTCCTTGATGATGATCTGCCCTTCTTTTCCCCAGAGCTTCGTTACGCGGGAATCCCAGATGTGAGAGTCATCGGTAAAGAGGGCGTCCATTAGCGCTTTTTCCAGATTATCTTTGTCTGGCTTGCTCTGATGAGGTTTGCCGTCCATTTCTGCGCGTTTCTTCTTGCTCCAGCTCTTCGGCATCGGGATGACGAAGGTAACGTGGGAGTTTGACTCTGGCAGTACCACGCCCAACAGCCTGACGTGATCGCAAAAGGCGCGGTAGCGCATGACTTCCGGTCTCTGCTTCCACTTATCAGCGCGAGTCATTCGAGGTTTGCCCATCGGCACAACGTCATAAATTCTCATGATCGGTCCCACGCACGGGAACGCATGCTTTGCGCTGTTTTTGGATTGGACTTTTGCAGGGGCAGTTCTGCGCTTACGATCCAGTATCGCGGATCCGTGTCGAGGGCTTTTTCTACGCGAACGCCCTTTTCGCGATACCGCTCGACCAGCACGTTCGCTTCTTCAGTGGTCAGGTTATCGTGGGTGAACCAGCTCTTCTTCATGCCTGCCACCAGTGAGCTGCAGACAATAAAAGAAAGCTGGCCCCGGATGGGGTCAGTTTAAGAAGGATTTTGGTAGGTTTTTGCGCCATGGTATCTCTCCAGTGGCGCAGCAGGTATAGGTTGTTCAGGCCTATATGTTCATAATATCATAGATGTATAAATTAGCATTACCAACCGAAAAATGGTTTGTAGAGACTAATGCTCCTAAGACAAATCAAATACCAGTTCTTTGAACTGCAAGATGGGAAAATTTTAACTAGAGAAAGTTATGGTATTGATTATTGGTGGGTTAAACATCATGTCAAGTCTCTCTTAACTGATCATTACTTTAAAAAGCCTACGCAAAAGGATTATGATTATGCTGGATTTCATTAAAGATATTATAGATTCATTCAGGCAAAGTTCATTGGAACGAGTCAAGAGCCCCTTCCTGGGAGCATTTGTTTTCTCCTGGATTGCATTCAATTGGCAACCACTTATAATTTTAGTGTTCAGTGAAAATAAAATTGAAAAAAGGTTAGGCGTTATAAACGACCATTACGACATAGGTTCTTTTTTGCTGGGACCTATTTGCACCGCAATGCTTATAACTTTTCTACTTCCTCAAATAAATAAAATAATCACAAAGCTCCAAGATAAACCTAATTCAGATACTATTGAATTAACACTTACGTCTAAAATCCGCGTTGCTGAACTGCAACAATCAATTGCAGAAATTGAAGCCAAGAAAAAACTCGCGGACAAAAAAGAAGAAAAATACATCGAAGAAAGCATTTACAGGATAAAAGAGGAAAATGAAAAACTTAATGAGCAATTATTGAGCGCTGATTTAACAATAACCGATTTAAACAGCAAATTAAGCGAAGCTATAATCGATGCCAACAATTACAAATCCCTGTTGAACGCTGAGAAAGAAACCAGAAGCAAAGCTGAGCAATCAGTTTCAAAATTGTCTGATGCCAATATTTCACTTAATACTCAAATCAGAGAGCTAGACGTTAAAATATCTAGTTCCGATTCAGTCATGAGTAGTCTGCTGAAGGAGAGGGACATTTACTTAACTCAAATTGAAAAATTCAAAGAGAAACTAAATTCATATCAAGACAAATTAAATAATTTAAAACTTGATTACCCTTCTATTTTTCATGGGCGAATCATTGATGGTTATTATGATATAGAAATCTCCGAGCAAGCAGAACAAAAACTTCAAGAATTAAACCAGTATCTATCGGTTAATAGTTTTAAAGAAAAATTTGACAGCAATAATAATTTAAACTTAAAAGGCACTCATTCTAATTAAAGAATAATATATTCCTGAATTTTCATTTTTTGTTGCGCCAGCATTATGACTGGCGCTGTAATTTATTTCAACAACTCTTAAAGGTATTATATTCAGAATTTCGCAAAATTGTGTATCCCGCTTTCTCCAGCATCTGCGTAAAGAGTGTTGGTGTGCCTACTATCTCATCTCGCTGGAGCGGCATAAAAGACACTTCATCGCCACGCCTGTACATCAGCGCTCGCTCACATTCAGGAAAGGAGTGCAGGCGTGCAACGATAACCCCATCGTGACACCTTATGATCGCATATCCCTTTTTTGGAAATTCTTCTTTCTGTTCCACCAGTCCCCCTTCAGCCTAGCAAAGTCATTGAGTGCTGTTTCAATAAAACCAGTCGTCAGCGCTTTCCCAAGTCTGCTGAAGGATTTCTTCAACTTTCTTTTTAACTTCTTTCTCCCCACCGGAAACACTCAAACCATCCATACCTGCGCGCCGAATAGTCACCGAACAATCTTCAAACTCATTTTGTAATCGTTGGCATAATTCTTTTTGAAGCGCCGGGAGTGCGCCGTCTGGAAGTTTTTTTGTGCAATCAATG